TCTGGCGCAGGAGCGCCTTGAGAGGCAGCTTCAAGCGCGGCAGCTATTTTCTTATCATAGAATATTTCTTCCTGATTTCTTTTAAACTCATCTTCAGAAATACTAAATAAATTTGTCGCAACCCATCTTTTACTAAAGAAGCCTTCAGTTGCTTGACTTGCAACTTCAAACTTCGCTTTCCATTGTTCAAGTTCTTGAAGTTCCGCAATCTTTGATGGATTATTTAGAGTTAAATCGAAAGATAATAAATCTGAACCTTTATATCCTAGTGTATATAAGTGGACCACCGCTATTTTTTCTAGTTGCTCTAGCATCGCTCTTTGTAATCTTTGAATTGTTCTGGCAAAGCGAATATCTTTTTGAGCCAATGTAGTTTTATCTTCGGTGGAATCCTTACCTCTAGCTAAATAAGATCTTGGTACTTTTATAGCTGAGAAGAGTTTATCTCTCAAATATTCAACGTCGTCGATATCGCCAGTAAATTGACCACCGGGTAATGATTCAACTTTTGTGCTTTGACCGCCACGCACTGGAATATAATAGTCTTCGTCGATACTCATTGGATTATAGCGAAGATCTACACGACCTGAATCTGGATCTACTACTTTATGACGCTTCATTTGCGTCATTACTTTTTCCATATATTGTTCAACATCAACAGGATCAATACCGCCTACATCGACATAAAAGATTCTTCTTTCTGGAGAGCGGACGATTCTGTACGCCATCATTGCGTCTTCTAGAAGTGTTAACTGACGCCAGATTCTTCTAGCTGCTTCTAATACGGAAGAACCATATGGAGAGTATTTGTCATTGCCTAAAATGCGAAAGTGAGCTACTTGCCAGTTTTCTAAAGTTAAACCAGCAGCATTCCATTGAAATTGAATATAGTTGGGGTTTGTTTTATCTTCACCTTCAAGACGCTCAACTTCAGAGGTGGGTAGGGCAATAACACTTTTAATACCTAATGTATCATCAATATCTAGATATAAAAAGGCATCACCATATTTACACATATTGCGTGCCCAACCAAACATATTTGATTCAATATTAAGTACATCATAAAATAGAGTTCTTAGTATCTCTTTTATCTCATCATTGTGACAAGTTATTCTTAGTATATTACGAAACTCATTTGATGTTGTAATCTCATCGGCATAAATATCCAAAGCAGAAGCAAGCTCTGGTGTATATTCCATCTGATCAAAATCTAAATATCTTTCGTTTCTTCTGGCGTTGGCAACTGCCATAGCTTGAAGATTATTGAATGGATCGTATGTCTGTTTCTTGAACTGTTGACCTGAGGCTGATTTAAACGCTGCTTTATCAGCATCAATAAACTGATCGATTCTGCCATATTTTGGTTTTTGAGTTTGAAAATTAACAATGGGACCAGATAATAAACGAGTAAGTCTGCGATATAGTGCAGACTCGGGATTATAAGGATTATTTTTTTTATTTTTCCAGTTATTTGCCATTGTTATCCCTTAAATATCATGACTGGCATGACATTTTTATTTTTATTAGATAAATAGTATTCTTTGCCTATTATATTATTTCCGAACTGATCAACTTTCGCCATATTAATCATTCCGGGTATTTGTGTTGTAAAGTTATTTGATGATTTTTTAATACTTCCTAATATCGCTTTTCTATATTCTACATTTAATTTGTCTGCTGTTAAGGCATTGTCGCGAATATAACAAGCAATAGCTGCTGCCATTACCAAATCGTCGTTTTTGCCCTTAGAAGCTTGAGCTTTACCATGATTCCAAATAAATGATTTAAACTCTTGATATGATCTAGAAGAATAACAAATAAGTATTTTGTTTCTAATATATTCTTCTAACTTTGCTACTGCTAGTGGTCGAGTATTAACAGTTGTACTAAAACCTGCGATTGCGTTTGTTGCGTTCTCAGCCTTATATTGATCAACATATTCATGCGAGCTTTTCATTGAATAATATAGGTTTGGATGACGCATTTCTTTTAACTTTTCAAGAACAGCAAAACCAACGGTATTATTCTCAACCGCAGTTAAACAAAAACCATATTCTTTGCTTACATCAAATATAAGCTTGGCATATACATCAACTGGAACTTTGCCTTGGTATTCGGCAACTTGTTCCATTGTATCGTTCCTAAATATATGAAATACTGAATAGTCGGCACCGTCGCCTCTAGCAACGTCTGCAACCATAAAGTATTTATTCTGCGAATCATATGTTTCCCATATCCATAGATTATGGTCAATAGAACTTTTGTATTTTGGCTCTTTAATCAGCGATTCTATAAATAATAAATCTTCAGTGGACAGGAGAGTATCGCCCGACATATTAAAATTGCACTCAAGTTCTTGTGCAATTTGTTTAGGAGGCATGTTTCTGGTTTCTTTCTTAAACCATTGTATGTCTCTTTCTGGATGGACAGTCCAAGGAAGTTTTATTGGATTAAAGTCATTCTCTTGGCTTTCAGCTTTAATATATGTATCGTAAAACCAGTTACCAATACCATATGGAGTTGATAGCGCAATACAACGACCACCAGTAGACAGAGTAGGATAAAGACCAGCCCACATTTCTCCAACATTTTCAATGTGTGCAGCTTCGTCAATAACAAGTAAGGATAGTGCCTCAGAACGACCAGCATCTCCTGACGTTGATGAAGCCTTTACCCATGAACCATTATCTAACTCAAATGAGTTTTTATTGTCAGTTGTGATCTTTGAGATGGTTAACCACTCTGGAAGATTCTTGATGATCGATTTGACTTTCTTAACTAAGTTAGCAGCAGTACCAAGCTTGGTTGCAACAACCAAAATACTTTTATCTTTATGAAAAAGCATAAGCCAAGCGACATAAGCTGCTGCGGTTGTGGACAAACCAAGCTGACGTGCTTTAACGACGATATTAAAACGGTAATCAACAAACTGCTTTATGCAATCTTCTTGAAATGGATAAAGTTTAAATGGAACTGGACCATGTATCGGATGTGTGATACGCGCAAAGTTATTTATAAAATAAGCTGGATTCTTTCCGCACTTAACGATTTCTTGGATGATTTCTTGTTTTGAAAGTTGATAGTTCATTAATCATCTTGTTTTTCTTTGGGACGGGTATCATTAGAAGGTCTTTTAGCCTCTTTGGCATTCTTTAGCCAATTTTTGATTGCGTCATCAACAGAAGGTTTATGGCTTAGGTCCTCATCTGAGCCAACACCGCCACCAACTTTATATTCAACCATTGTGTTAAGATAGCAACTTACTTTTGATATATATTGAATATTGATTGGTGTTTTCTTTTGCTCTGAAAGCGATATACTCTTGCCGCTTATTCTCTTGTATTCTTTCTGTAAATGACCTTTAATGGCATCAACTACTGCATATGTGTCATCTTCAAAATCTTTATTTTCATGGACTTCTTGGAGCCTGCATTGGCTAGTATATTTGATTCTTATAATATCAGGCATGGCAGATGATACGGAAAAAGCATCTATTTTTCTTCTATGATATTCATCTAGATCTTCTCTCATCATGCCTATTTTGAGAGGCTTGCCATCAAAAGTTAAAGCGCCATCATAAGATGCAGCTTGGATTTGACGTAGTACTTTCATTACTTCTGCTAAGGTAGTGTCAGCCATTTATTTCTTCCCTTCAATGTGTTTTACGTAACAAGTATAACAGCAATCAAACTTATTTAAATATAAGTCATCAAACATTTTTGTGGAATAAATACCACATTTAGAGCATTTCTTATTTTGCTCCTTAGTAAATAGTTTACCCCGCACATAAAATCCATTATGTTCTTTTTCTTCATCTTCTTCTTTTAAAACTTGCTTCTTTGAAAGTTCTTTTAGTTGCTCAAGATATTCTTTTTCTTTTTCTTGATTCCAAAAGTAAGCAGGATTTTGTACTGCGAGATCGCCATATTTTTGAGATATTGCTTTTTCTATGGCTGCGATCTCATTAAGATCTAGCTCTTTTTTCATGTTAACCTATTTCAAATGTACTTGCGCCAGTATTGATTCTATCTGCTGTGGGATTATTTTTATTACATACCTTGCAGCCACAGTTTGGTCTATGATAATGTGTACTGTTGAGGTATCTTTGAGTATCTAAAATATTGTCAGCATTATATATTTTTTTATCTGTGTATCTACGCATTTTAAGAGCATCTAACACTTCTGGTCTTTTTTGGTACGATTCAATACTTTCAACGTAATCGTCAATACTTACTTTACCATCGCCGTCAATATCAAAATGTGCATATAAATCATCTGGCGTTATAAAAGCCACAGCATTACCGGGTGGTTCATCATTAAAGATATTTTCTTCATCATGAGATGAACTTCTTTCTTCAAAACCATCCTGATCTTCAAGAAGTCTTGTTAGCTCTTCTTTTATTATCTGCTTTAACTGTGGTTTTGTTAACTTCATTTTTATTTAACCTTTTTTCTTTTTTTGAGCCATTTTTGTAGCTGTTGCGTACATTACATCTTTGCCACGACCGGGATATCTTTTTTCAAAATCTTTAGCCATACCTTTCATGCCTTTGACAAGCTTTTCGCGTTTTTTCATTTGAGGTTTGGTCATTTTCTTTTCTTCTAGACCTTCTTCCTCTTCTTCGTAACGTTCACCTTTTCTAGCGGCTATAACATCAGCTTGAGTAACTTTATCTTTTGGTTCTGCTAGGGCGGCTAACTTCTTTTGTTTTGCGGTTAGTTTTTTTGCTTCTTGAAGAACTTTTTGTATTTCTTCCATTATTATTTGTTTTAGTTCACTTGCTTTCATCTTTTGGCTCCTTTGATTTGACTGGAACTGGTTCTGGCATCTTTACTTCAACAGCGTCTTGTGCTGGAGAAACTACTAGAGTATCAGATTTTGGAGAACCGGGAGGGTCATCCTCTTCGTCAATCTTTTGGAGCATTATTTGATCTCTTTGCGAGTTATTAAACCAGAAATCAATAACTCTGTTATATGAGCCAATGAAAGCACCAAGGATGAGCAATAATATTTCTTTCCACTCTTGTTCCATTGTGGCTTTAAGCATAATAGAAAGAACGATACCGCATAAAATAGCTAATAATGTAATCATTGTGATAAATGTGATATACCATCTAACACTCATCATCTTTTGGAAAATTATATTAAATCTATTTGCTTTATCTTGTGGAATATCCACTTTGCCTTCTTCTTTTAATGCACTTGTTATTACTTCTTTCATGCCCATCCCATTGAACTCCTCTAAAGCTTCTTTACTAAATAGACTGTAGTTAAACTAACTGCTATACCAGCCGCAGCACCAAGACCAATCCATAGACCTTTGTTTGGTGGTGCCATATCACCAATAACTTTATTTAATCTTGCTATCTCGTCATCCTTGCCTTTGACAATAACAGCATTTGATTTCTCTATTGTTTCTTTTTCATTTATACAAGTTTTATTTAAGAACTCTTTTTCTGCCGTGCATTTTTCAGTAAGAAGTTTCTTTTCTAGCTCATATTTTTCAATTAGAGTTTGTTTATCTGCTTCTATTTTAGCAAAAGCGGTAGGATCAAATAAAAAGCCTGTAAATGGAGCCTTTTGTGTTTCTTTGATAGAAGCTATCTTGCCATCAGCAAAAGCTGAAAATGGCAACAGAAAACACATTATAAATGCTACTATTTTCATAAATCACCTTCAGGAACAACTATTATTTCAAGACCAAATTTATGAGCAAGATCTTCAACAGCTACTTCTGGATCATCTGTAAATTGTTTTGTTAGATCTCTTACTTTTGTTTTTCTTAAATCTTCAAGTTCCAATAGTTTTTCAT